AGCTTATCTTAGAAGAACTGATGCAGGAAAACTATACATGAACAAAAAAGAAATAGAACAAGTTCTTTTAGTTAATCCTCCGAAAAAAACTGACGCAAAAGAAATTAAAATTTTTAATGGATTTGATGAAGTTATGTCTGTTGGAACAGGTGAAAATAAAATATCTTTAGTAGATATAAACGGACTTATAAACATGAACTTAGGCATAGACATGGTAATAGCACGTAACGCTACAATTAATAATATAGCGAGAACAGATACTGTACAATTTGCTAAAGAATTAAAAAAGATTAAAAAAACTTTGCAGAAAAGATTAAAAGATTTTAAATTTAATCAAAGATTTTTTAGTGACGATTCTGTTATTCTTCAGTTTGGTGATGGTTTAACAAATCCATCTACTTTTAATGATGCAATAATAACAACAGGTAGTATAGATAATTTAGAAAAACTTAGAACTTCAATTGTTGGGTCTAAAAAATTAACAAATGAACAGTTTAATGAAGTTGTTAGAAATTTAGTATCTAAACATTTTTTTGATAAGTTCGCTGTTGTAGCTGATGATGTAAAAGCATCTGTAAAAAATAAAGACATGGTTCAAGTAAGTGAACTGTATACCTTTCAAACGGCTGAAGCTAGAAAATATTTAAAAGAAAATAAAGTTGTTTTAGAAAAAGTTTTTGGAAAAGAACACTACGACAATATAGTAGACATATTAGGAGTTCAAGCATTACTAACGGGTGCTGATGCATCAAGAATAAACATAACGCCTATATCAAATTCTTTATCATTAAACTCACTACTAGCAAGAGGTTTTGCAATATCAAGAGGAGTTATATCTCCTAGGTATGTTGCAATGGAGGTGGCCATAAGAAGATTTGCAAAAAATAAAGGAGTTTTAATTAGAACTGTTTTAGAAAATCCAAATATGGCTGACGTAGTTTTAAAAATTCTTGAAACAGAAAACATCTATCAAGACCCAAAGATGGTAGAAACGTTTTATAATTTGTTAAGAGAATCAACATTTAAAGCAATAGTACTAAGAGAGGGTTCAGAAAAGGGATTAGACTATCAAGAAGAATCCGAAGATAAATTTTTAACAAATATGAATACGAGCTTGTCTCAATTAATAAATTAAAATGATTAAAGATACTGTATGGTTTGTAGGGGTGGTGTTAGCATTAGGCGTAACATGGGGTATGACTTCACAAAGAATATCTGCGATGGAGCAGGACATTGACAGGATGGAACAAGCCATAGTAATGTTTACAAAAATGGAAGTTAGACTCGCAGTAATAGAAGCAGAAATAAAAAATATAAATAAAAAATTAGATAAATAAATGGAATATATACTACTAGCACTCACGGGTGCGAATTTAGTAAGTAACGTAACAGAAGATGGAGGAACAAGCAATATGTTAGGTGGATTACCAGTAGAAATGATTACAATGCTAGGCTCTAGTGTATTAGGTGGTATTATGTCCATCTGGTCGCAAAGTATCAAAGCAAAACAAGACGAACAAAAAATGTTATTAGCAAGAGCTGATAACCAAATGAAACACATTGAGAAAGCTAGAACATATGAAAACAAAGGCTTTCAATGGACAAGAAGAATAATAGCACTTACTGCCGTATTCATGGTAATCGCATATCCTAAATTAGTTCCTGTATTTTTTGATATCCCTGTTATCTTAACATGGACAGAATTTAAAGGAGGTTTTCTATTCTTAGTAGACCAAAAAGAAGTCTTAATGGATAAATCCTTTGCAGGTGTTATTATAACACCACTTGACACCCACCTTATGTCTGCTATAGTAGGCTTATACTTCGGTGGTTCGTTAGTCAAGAAATAGTGGGCAGAGCAAAACTAATACAACAAGATATAATAGATTGGTCTATCAATGTACTTGAGAAGCCAAACAAACATCTAAATAATTTTCCTGCATGCCCTTACGCTAGAGTAACTAGATTAAAAAATAAATTAAAAATAAAAGTTAATTTAAGAACTAATAGTTTTTTTCAAGCTGTTGAAAGACAGATAAAAATATTTCCAAAAGAAAAGAAAGATTTAATAATCGTTGCAGACCCTAATGTAGACGATGTTACACCTTATTGCATACAATATTTTGTGGACACACGAAACATTGCTTTGCAAGATGAGAACCTTTATCTAATGTGTTTTCATCCCGGTAGTCCTGCCACAGTTGAAGAGCATGCATTTTTAGCTGATAATGATTGGGATAGTAGTAAAGTTGAACCTTACATGATGATATTCATGCAAGAGTTAAAACTTTTACAAGATGCATCTAGCCAGTTAAAACGACAGGGGTACTACAAAAATTGGCCAATGGATTACTACAATGAGGTAGTTACTCCACGACAAAAACTTAAACCTAATATTAGGAGATAACAATGGCAATGAAAAAGAAAAAAGCTATGATGCGTGGTGGTGGTAAAAAAACCAACATGAAAAAGAAAAAAGCAATGGGCGGAAGAATGTCCAAAATGAAAGATGAAAAGCTACCAACTATGAAAGGTGGCGGTAAAAAGAAAAACGCTATGAAAATGGGTGGTAAAAAGAAATCCATGATGCGTGGCGGAGGAATGAAAAAAACAATGATGCGAGGCGGCGGAATGATGAAAGCTAAGAAGAAATAATCTTCTGACTATCCTTACTCATTACAGTAAACACCCCTTTGTAGTAATCCAGTAGGCTTGCTATAACAGGGGTGTTTTCATATGAGGGGTTCCATTTATCCATAGCATCTAAAAATTCATCTGTAGGCGGTAACTTTGTTTCGAGGATTAATAATCCTTCTGTGGTAATCTTGACTTCAAAACTAGCTAATGTTGTTTCTTTATTCATTAGTCATCTAGTATGTCATCTCCCTTAATTTTAGCGTATTTCTTTTTAAATTGTGCACTTGATAAATTCTTAACATCTTCTCTAAACTTTTTTACAATATTCTTTTCTTTCTTTTTTAAATTTTCCCACTCTTCGTCTTTAGGAAAAAATATTGGAGTATCTGTCTCCTCTTTTTTTATCACAGGTTTTTCCCTACTCAATCCCAACTCCACTATTTTAAATAACTCCTCGTGTTTGTAAACAATATGTGTTTCATTATCAAAGTGTATTTCCCAATCATTCTTATCTATATCGTCTAATTTGCGTATCTTAACTATTTTTTGTTCCATTTTTTCCTCTAAATTCTATTTCCCCTGCTATAGCACTATAACCTGCCATATCAACGTAAGTGTCTTTTGTGCGTGTTCCTATTTTAGTTCTAGCTATTTTTAATAAAATCATCATGATAGAAACATCGTGTGCTTCTATTTTAACATCAAGATATGCCGACCATAACTTAGCAATATTATTATGATTATCAACTTTATCGCCATATTCTTTTTGCCTATCTCCACCAACTATTTCAATAGCTTTATCCAATAACTGTTTTGTAATTATCATATCTTAAATAATTCTACAATAGGGATTAAATATGCTTTAGAACGCCTATTATCTCCTACATCTTTTATCTTATCTGAAAATTTTTTCACTAACTTTCGTAACTTATTAGTTCTAAACCAAAGTATACAATGCTCTTCATCGCCGTTTGCTAATACGTGTGCCCAATACTTAGCTTCAGTTGTAGCAATACCACTAGGTTTGCCGTATGATTCAAACTCTATGGCTATGTTTCCCGTCTTAAACCACCAAGCTCTTTCTGTTTTAACTTCTATTGTGCCTTCTTCAATCATCTTTTTAATTCTGTTCTCTCTTTTTTGACCATATTTTAAGTCAATATCAAATTTTTTATTAGCTATCAATGTTTCTTACCTATGTCTATCTTTTTAAATATGGGGTCTAATTCTTGTGCGTCTGGCTTACTACCAGATTGTGAAGCCTCCGTAATTTTATCTATAACAGCCATTTGTCCTGCGGCTACAATTTTTTCCATATCACTATCTAGTAACTCTAAAATACCTTTCATAACATAAAATACAGGATGTAAATCTTTATCTGATGGCATCGTATCGTAAGCCACAACATCAAAACCGTCTGGCATATCCTGTGTTGGTTTAAATACTAAATAAAATCTATCTGGTAATAAACCTAATTCTTCTGCCGCATCTCTTTTTAAAGTAGAATAAAATTTTTTTACTTCAGCCATTCTCTCGGAATCCTTTTTTCGCACCATAGTATATTATGTTTAGTGCACCACGCACCATAAGTTGTTTTACTGCCTTTGTAAATCTTATTATTTGCATTAATAAATAAAATTCTAATATCAACTTTCTTATGTTGTTTTTTAATAAGAAGATGTTTCTTTCTATCTGCCTTATCAAACTCACCTTTGACCTCAATAAAAAATTTATACTTAGGCAAATAAAAATCTGGTAGATAAATCTTTGGGTCTGGTATGTATTTAAGTTTGTGCTTTTCATATTCATAATTTATACCTTCTTTTATTAGCCATGATGCAAAGCTAATTTCTGCCTTTGACCTAAACCTCACAATAATGTTTTTAACTTATACTTACTGATGTTTGAAAAATGACTTTTAAATATTTCAAATGTACCAAATGTATTTTTTTCTAATTCATTTAAAACCATAGTAGTATCATCCTGCGGAAACACAATTAATTTACCTGTTTTTATTGCAGTAATTAATCCTTGAAACCTAGAATCAACTTCGTGTTTTCTTCTTTTTAAATTTTCATCTTGCCAATACCCATCTTTTGATTGATTGTCTCGGTAAAATATAACGTGACAATTAGGATGCTCTCTCATCCATGCAATGTTCTTTCTTTCGTTGTTTGTATCATCATAGTAAATCCAAATAACATTTTCATCATTTGCTTCAACATCAGCTTTTCTAATGTTTGATAACCATAGTACGTTCATAAATCTGCTAGCTCCTTTGTTTTAAGTTTACTATACCATATAATAGGTTTAGCTTTTGCTCGTGATGTTATCTTCGGATGCATCTCAGCGTTTGGCCAACAATGTTTTCTAAATCCACAATAACCACAAATAGTGTTTAGTATTCTATTACCAGTTTCTTTTTCTATCCCTTTATCTTTACCTGTTCTTGCTTTGTAAACTTCTTTTGTATCTTCAAAACCTTTTTTAAATTTTACGTTTTTGTTTAATTTAT